TTGCAGTAAGAGAACTATCTACTGGAGTATCAAGAGAAGTAACAGCTAGGAAGATGGGAATAAACTTTGTAAAGGTTAAGAGATCTAATTCAATCTATGAAGGCATTGAAGCAGCTAGAAACATTATAGGTAGATGTTGGTTTGAGGCTGAAAGAACTAAAGAGGGTGTTGGATGCTTGAAGAACTATAGAAAAGAGTTTGATGAGAAGCTTAACAAGTTTAAAGACCAACCATTACATGATTGGTCATCACATTGTGCTGATGCATTTAGAACCTTTGCAATAGCTTGGAAAGGTGTAACACCTAAACATATACAAACAAATAGGATAGCACAATATGAGCGATAATTACATAGACACACTTAATAAAGAAGAGAGAGCATTATATGATTCATGGTCAAAAGAATCAGTTTATGAGGCATATATGTCTGAATACAAGACAAGAATAAGACTAAATGAAGAACTAAATGAAGAAAGAAGAAGAAATAAAGAGATTAAATGGAAATTAGAGGCTGTTTTATCCAGTTTATAGACAAAAAAGACGAAAATATAGTATAATATCATTGTAAAAGGGGTGTATTTGGAGGAATTTAAAGCAATTAGAGTCTATGATGAACCAGATGGATGGGTTGAATATGTGGATAATAAAGGTACTATATGTGCCAATGCACATGCAAACTCAGGCAAATACACTATAGGTATGATGAGAGCAATGTTAAAAGTGCTTGACATCAAAGGTGAGGTAGTAACAGATTTACAGCACGACTACCTTATAAAGTTTTATAAGAAACATTTTGATACAACATATCTTAATGATTTCTTTTACATAATAAAGAGGAGATAGTATGGCAACAGCAGCAGTAGTAACTGCATGGGCAGCGGCAGCAACAGCAGCAGTTACAGTATATTCAGCAGCAGAAAGTAAGAAGTCTGCAAAGAAGGCAAGAGATGCACAAGCATCAGAGCTTGCTAAACAAGAAGCACTACAAGCAAAGCAAGATAAACTTGTAGCAGCAGAGCAAGCTAAAGCAGAAGAAGTAAAAAAAGAAAGAACAGCTAGAATGGCAACGGGGCGTAAAGGTTTATTATTTGGATCAGAAACTGGAGTAGCAGACTCTGGTGAAGTATTAGGAGGTTAGTATGTATCGCAGTGAAAACTACGCTAGAATCCAATGTAGCGAATGTAAGAAGATGATTGATCAGATCATGCCAGGTCAGATATTTACTGAACTAAAGACTTGTGAGTGTCAGAAAAAGGAGGTCAAGCGTGTTATACGAAAAAGTACAACTAAGGCTAAAGAAAGCCAAAGCAAATAAGTTATTATGGGAATCACATCTTAGAGAGTGTTATGAGTATGCTATGCCTGCTCGTAATACTATAGATAAGTATTCACCAGGGCAGAAGAAAAGAAACAGAGTATTTGACTCAACAGCTGAATCAGCATTAGAAGATTTTGCTAACAGAATGACAGCCTTGTTAGTACCTTCTACTGTTCAATGGATGGAACTTAAAGCAGGTACTGAAATACCTAAAGAAGAACATGAGAAGATTAATAAGCAACTAGAAGAAATGAATGATATTGTATTTGCACATATTAATTCTAGTAACTTTACTTCTCAAATTAATGAATCTTTCTTAGACTTAGGAATATCTACCGGTGCTATTATAGTTGAAGAGGGTGATGGAATTCAATCAGGATTAAACTTTAGATCTATTTCATTATCTGAACTGATACTTGAAAGATCATCATTAGGTATTGTAGAAACCGTATTTAGAGAATTCAAGATACCTGTGCAAGATATTAAAGCTTCATGGCCAAAAGTTAAACTAACAGAAGATATTGAAGAACTTATACAAAAAGATCCTACAAAAGATATAGCACTTGTTGAAGGTATAATTAAAGAAGATACTGGAAAGTTTAGATTAGTTCTATTAAATACTAAAGCTAAAGGTGTGTTATATGAAGAACCCCTTGACTATAATCCTTATGTAATCTTTAGAGAATCATCAATACCTGGTGAAGTATATGGTCGTGGTAGAGTTATGAGATGTCTAAATGATATCAAAACTCTTAATAGAATGGTAGAAGATTATCTTAGAGGATTAAGTTTTCAAGCCAATCCTATATTTACTGCAACTGATGATGGTATTATTAATCCTTACACTATTAGAATAGAGCCAGGTATAGTAGCTCCTGTAGGTTCTAATGACAATAACAATCCTACATTAAGAGCATTACAGTTATCAGGAAGTCCTCAGTTAATGGATTTTGCTATTACTAAGTATCAAGACAGTATCAAACAAACAATGATGTCTAAACCTTTTGGTAATATTGAAGATACGCCTGTAAGAACAGCAACAGAAATGAGTATTAGAAATGCTGACTTGGCACAAACAAGCTTATCAAGTTCTACAAGAATACAAACAGAACTACTTGAAAGACTTATTGCTGCAAGTGTTTATATCCTTAAAAAACAAGGAAAGCTACCAGATATTAAAATCAATGGAAGAGAAGTAAAGCTTAAATTCGTTAATCCTGCTTCAAGAGCACAGAATGAGAATGAACTAGCAGCCTATGGTAGATTTGGTGAGATGATGGCAGGCTTTGATCCAGCAGTTGTTGCACAGAAGATTAAGATTGAAGATATACCTGTAAGTATTTATGATGCTTTAGGTTTACCTGAAAAGAATAAAAGAGATGACAAAGAAGCTGCAGAGATGCAAAAACAACAAGCACAACAGCAAGAAGCAGCTTTAGCACAGCAACAAGGAGCAGTATAATGACCTACAGTGATATGAAACAAGAAGATGTAAAAGTAATGAGAGAGAAGAGCCTTGTGATAGAGAAGTTGTTTAAAGCAACTTTTTCTACTCCCAATGGTAAGAAATGTTTAGCGGAAATGAAGAGAGCTTTTGTAGATAGACCTATTGCAAGAGCAGGAATGACTGAACTAGAAATAGGTATTAGACAAGGCGAATGTAATGTTATAAGAAAAATATTAGGAGAAGTAAATGGCAACAGATAGACAACTAGCAACCATTTTAAATAGTGGTGAGATAACAAGTATGTATATAGGTGATACTACATCAGCTGATAATGTACAAGTAGCAAGTGATGTAGCATTATCTATATTATCAGCAGGTACTACATCAGAATTATCAGAACAAACTTTAGTAGCAGAGACACCTGAAGTTCTTAACTGGTTTGAAGATGTAGTAATAGAGTTAGGATCAGATATATCTTATACAGCAGTAGATGATGAGATAAATATTATAACAACAGGTATTTATAAACTAGGAGGAGCTTTCCTTCTTGATGCCCCTAATGGGGATGATGTTGATATTTGTCTATATATAAATGGCTCACCTACATCTAATTGTGGTCATACAATAGGCAGAGGTGCAGGTAAACATGTAGTTATAGTTTATTATACAGCAGTAGCATTAAGTGCTGCAGATGATTTAACTCTATGGGTGGAATCTGATGGTACATCAATTACTATTCAGTCAGCTAATTTAGTTATAGAAAAGATAGGTTAATTCTTACTGAGCACAAAACTGTGCTCAGTGTAGAGTTAATAACTCAATTAAATTAAAAGGATAATTCATGGCAGATGAAACAACAAGCACTGAACCCTCTACAACTGTAGAAGCAACAGTAACAGACACCACTACAGGGGAGACAACAGAGACAACTTACGCAGAGGGTACATTTAAAAGTGTATCAGATTTAGAGAAAGGGTACACAGAACTTAGATCAAGCTACTCAAAGAAACTAGGTGGATTTGATGGTGCTCCTGAAGCATATAAATATAATGAAGAGTTTGTAAAGAACGACTTTATAGATAAATGGGGAGCTGAAAACCAATTAAGTCAAACAGGACTTGAAAGTTTAGTTACAGGATATGAAGCTTCTCAAAATGAACAAATGGAAGCATATCAAGCAGAACAGATTAAAGCTTTAGGTGATACTGCACAAGAAAGAATGACAAATGTTAATGACTTCTTAAATGCTAACTTAGGTGAAGCACATGGTGTTGATGTACAATCAGCTAAAGGTATAGAAGGCATTGAGAAATTAATTGCTATGACTAAACAAACAGCACCTGCTACTCAAGAGTCAAGACCTACAATGGACAAGGAACAAGTTAAGGCTATGAGATTTGCTGTTGATAAGAACTCAGGAGAGAGAAGAATGAGTGTTGATCCTGAATATAGAGCAAAAGTAGAAGCTTTAGAGCTTCAAATGTACAACCAAAGCCATTAAAGTAGCTTTTTACTATTTTTTATGATATAATGTTAGTATGTTAAAACATTTATCTTAAAAGATAACTTCAAACATGAAGCCTTGAAAGATTCAATAGTTTTATTGCAGTTGCAATGAGACCTTGGATTTCAAGGCAAACTCACACAACTTCAGCATAATATTAAAACAAAAAGGATACAAAGATGAGTCAAAACTTATCGGGCGTAGCTCAAGAACAGTTTGATAGCGAAGTGAAACAAGCATATCAAGGAATGCAAACTCTTAGAGGTTGTGTAAAGTCAAGATTAGGTGTAGTTGGAGACAAGTACGATTTTAGATTAATGGGTAAGGGTCAAGCGACTCAAAGAACAGGTGCATCAGCTGATGTTGTTCCAATGGGTGTCGGTCATGCTTTAAAAGTGGCAACACTATTAGATTATGAAGCTCCTGAGTACACAGATATTTATAATGCTGCTACAGTAAACTTTGATGAAGTAACTGAGTTAGCATTTACTATTGCTGGTGCAATGGGTAGAAGAGATGATCAAAGTATTATAGATGCAATGAGTACAGATGGAACAGAAGTTGATAAATCATCTGGTTCTTTAACTACTCCACTGTTAGTATTAACAGATGCAGCTGAAAGACTTAATAAAGTTGAAGCTCCAATGGAAGATAGATATTTTGTATGTGATGAGACATTTATTGATGCTATGCTTAATAATACAACTATTGCATCTGCTGATTATAACTCGATTAGACTATTAATGAGTGGTGAAGTTAATACTTTTATGGGATTCACATTTAAAGTTCTTGGTTCTGCACGAGCAGAAGGTGGTTTAGGTACTGATATTCAATATGCTTTCCATAAAGCTGCAATTGGTCATGCTGTTGGTATTGACATGAAAACTAAAGTGGATTATATTGCACATAAAGCTTCATGGTTATCAATGGGTATGTGGAAAGCTGGTTCAATCGTTATTGATCCAGAAGGTATTATTAAGATGATTCCTTAATAGGAATCATTAAACAAATAAAAAGGAGTAAACCATGGCAGGTTTTACAAGAAGTACATTTTCAGGAAGCGTAGGAGCTGGTTCAGCCGGTCCTAGCTTATATGTTTACAGTTCAGCAGCAGATGACAAAGCAACAGTGATTGCTGATGATTATTTTGTTGGTTTAATTGGAATAGTAGAAGTAGGTGATTTCATTCTAGCAACAGCTAGTGATGCGTCAGTATTATTAGTAGTTACTAAGTCTGATGCAGCCGAAGTAGATACAGGTTATGTTGCAGTAGCATAAATATTTAGAGTCCTCTTCGGAGGATTCACTAATATTTATAAAGGATTAATATGGCAGCAGGATCTACAACTAGCATCTCTTTAGCATCAAATGCTTTACTATTATTAGGGCATGAATCTATAGCAAGTTTTGAAGAAACTACAGCAGGAGCTACAATAGCTTCTAACTTGTATCAATCTTCTTATTATAGTGTATTAACTACTTACAGATGGAGATTTGCATCTAAGAAAGCATTATTAGCACGATTAAGTGAAACACCTTTAAATAGTTATACTTATCAGTATCAGATTCCTACAGATTGCTTATATGTAATTACTCCTATAAGTGTAATTGATTATGAGATATACGAAGATAAAATATACTGTAATGAACCTACATTAGAAATAGACTATACATATAAAGTGGCAGAAGATAAACTGCCTGCATATTTTATAAAAATGTTTGAGTTCTTTTTAGCAGCTCAGTTTGCTTTACCTATTACAGGAAGCTTAGACAAGATGAAAGCTATGCAGACAGCATATATGCACCAATTAAGAATGGCAAAACATGCAGACTCAACACAAAGACCAGCTGATACTTTTGTATCCAACCCTTATATTGATGTGAGATATTAATTATGGGACAAGAGTTTATTCAGTCTAATATGACAGCAGGAGAATTATCTCCCACTCTTCATAGTAGAACAGATATAAGCAAGTACCAACATGGTGTAGCAGATGCAACTAATATGGTTATTTTACCTCATGGTGGATTAAGAAGGCGACCAGGATTATCTAAAGTTACTGAATCTAAAATAGACTCTAAAGGTAGGTTAATCCCTTTTATCTTTAATGCTGATCAAACATATTTAGTAGTATTAAGACATTTAACAGCTGATATCTATAATGATGGCGAGTTAGTATCTTCGGAAGTTACTCCCTTTACTGAAGCACAATTATATGATGTGGATTTTGTACAATCTGCTGATACTATGTTATTTACACATGAAATTTATCCTACTAAGATATTACAAAGAACAGGATCACATACATCATGGTCGTTTGGAGATGTGTCATTTAGTAATGCTCCTGCAACATGGGGAGTTACAGATGGTTATCCTAGTTGTTGTACATTCTTTGGTGGTAGATTATATTTAGCATCATCAACAGCTAAACCTACAACTATATGGGGAAGCAAAGTAAACAGCTTCTTTGACTTTGATTTAGGTACAGGACAAGATGATTACGGGCTTAGCGATATACTTGATACTGACCAATACAATAAGATAGAGAGTTTGTTCTCAGGTAGAGATTTATTTACAGTTGGTGAAGAACTATATAATACAGCGTCTCCTATAACACCGGATACATCAGGCTGGAAAAGACAGACAGGTTATGGATCAACAAGAATCAGACCTATCTTAATTGATGGTGCTACAATGTTTGTAGATTCATCAGGAAGAACTATCAGACAATTCTTATTTGATTACACAGAAGATTCTTATGTATCATTAAATGCTTCATTATTATCTTCACATCTAATAACAGATGTAGTAGCTATGGACGCTATTAAAGGTACTCAATATGATGTAGGTGATTATGTTTATGTAGTAAATGCTGACGGAACTGTAGCTGTATTAAATACTATGCGACATGAAGAAATAACAGGTTGGACTCACTGGGTTACAGATGGAACATTTGAAGATGTTACAGTTATTAATAAAGAAGTTTATTTCTTAGTTAAAAGAGAAGCAGAATATTTTATAGAAAAGCTTACAGAAAATTCATATACTGACCATAATGTACTTATAGAGGGAGAGTATCCTGATGAGTATAATGTTACCCATTCAGGAGATAATGTAGTAGATAATACTGATAATGTTATCTATACTGACTATACTTCAGGTACTCCTGTTACAGAAATTGTTACAGA